CTTCGGAAGGGGGTCCGCGCCAGCTGGCCGGATTCCTTCTTCTTCACCTTCCGTGTTTTGCGTCGAAAGGGGTTCAGGTCTCGTTTTTCAGCACCGATCAGCTCACGTCTCCCGCTGGAGTACGAGGCGCGGCGATTCCGCCATGCCTCCTCCGTCGAGGACGAGTTCAGTCGTTTCCCGAAGTCTCTTCGACCTCTTCTTCGTCTTCGTTGTTGTCCTCGTAGAGGTCAACGGCGTCGAGAATGGTCTCCATCCCTTCGGCAAAGGCAGCAGCGACGTCCTCAGCGGACTCATCGAGCCGACCTTCGCTCATCGCGGTGGCGATGTCGGCGAAAGATTCGGCGATCTCGCCGAGCTGGCCCGCCAGACCGGCGAACATGCGCTCGTCGGCAGCCTCATACTCATCAGCCTTCACCCACTCGGTGAAGATGCCAGCGAGCTTGTCGGCGATGATGGCCGCGTTGGCGAACGACTTGAGGGTCTCGTTGGCGTCGACCGCTTCTTGGCGGGTGCCCTTCGAGATGGCCTTGCGCTTGACCATCGCTGCACGGCGCATTCCTTTGCTCGTGCTCGCTTTCTTTTCGCTCCTCTTCGCCGAACGACGACCTTCAGCGGAACGCTTATACTTCTTGCCCGCCATCCGTTCTGCCGTGGACGTCTTCTGCTGCTTGACCTTCTTGCCGCCGCGCAGGGCGTAGCGGATGCGACCAGCCTCGTCGAGCACCTCTTCTTCTTCCTCCTTCGGAGCTGAAGCCGGAGCCGAAGCCTGAACAGACTCACGGATGAGCCCGATCTTGCGGAAGTCTTCTTCAAGGGTGGTGACAACGATCGGGTTTCGCATCGGAACTTCTCCTCAAGGCGTCAAGTGAGACGCACAACTGTTTTCGCCACGAAGGCACCGGCAACCTCGAATGAGGTTACTTCGGAAGCTACAGAATCGAACACCTTGGCAATCCGGTCAACAGAACCGAACTCAGCCACAGCCTCAACCACGAACTCTCGCACTTGAGTCACATCAGAAAGAAGGTCTGACGCGAACGCCTCCAGAGAGGTGATCGCCTCTTCCCCGCCTTCCTGAATCGCCCGCTCGCGAACGAGGCGGATAGCATGCAATGCCGATGTCGTGCTCGCTTCGACCGCCGACAGGCGGGAAATGAGGTGGGCAACGTCGTCTTGGACGAGGGCCTTGAAGGTGTCCATCTCAGCTTTTGCGGTGGACCCGTCGTAGAGCCGCTTGAACTTCGCGGAAAGCGGAGCCGGGAGCTTGTCCTCACCGAGGAACTTCTGAACCTTGTCAGCACGCTCGCTCAACGTGGTCTTCCACAGAAGACCTTCACGACTCTCCGCAAAGGACTTCAGGATGTCTTCGTCCGTCACGGACGAAGCTTGATCCACCAACGGGGCAAGTGCCACGATTTTTTCGTTGGCTTGGTCGACGAGCCCGCGCAGGAACAGGTCAGCTGCAGCCCGCGCTTCCTGCCGGATGAACCGATGCAGGTTCTTCTCAGTCACAACCGTGAGGTCGATGTCACTCGTCCCGGTGAAGTACACCTCACCTGACTCGCTCAAAGCATACTTGACCCGGACCAACTCAGCCTCGCCGACGAGGGCAACAGCGAAGCTTGGGAAAACTCCAAGCAGCTGGGCTGACTGTCCTGCAAAAAGATTGGAAGCTTCAGTGCGAAGGGCTGAAGTGACCCGAGCAGTCGTGTCCTGAAAAGAACCTGCCAAAAGTTGGGCAAGTTCACTCGAAGGAACAAAAGGAAGGACGCTGCGGGTCATTTGGGCCTCACGCTATCGGGGGACGGAAGGGGCGTCAAGGAACCGCGCGCTTCCGAAAGGAGTTTCAGGGCGGTTTTGCCCTGCAAGCGGAAACCTCAGCGCGCCCCTCGGGCGTTGAGATCTCGGAGCAGACCGCCAATTTCGCGCAAGCGCAACTCCAAGCCTCGGTCGGACTTCAGGATGGCGTCGAGCTTGGCGTCCATACGTTTCGAGTCCTTCGGGTTGTAGCCCTCGGTCAGCTCTCGTTCGGAGAAGCCACTGTGCGTCGGGATCCCGCGACGACGAGCCGCGTCACGCGAGCTTGTAAGAGCCTTCAGCACTCGGTTCGGCTGGTGAGCCTCTGCTGGAGGACCATACGGGCCCTCTTCGGGGGGCGCTTCGCCCGGAGGAGCCTCCATCGGGGGAGGCGCGGGCGATACGATGTTCTGCGCAGCTGCTTGGTTTTCAGCGTCCTCAGCTGACTCCCCACTGCGCTGCTTCTTGATGAGGGCAATCTCGTCTTCGGACAAGCCAAAGACGTTCGAGAGGATCCACTGTAGCGAGACAAAGTCGCGCATGCGTGCCGCAAGGTCCGCTTTGGCCGTTCGGACTTCCATCTGAGCCAGCTCAAAAATGGCCGACGGCACCGTCATGTTGATGTCGTAGTCGACAGCGTAGGGGTCGAGGCCCAGCGCCGACAAGTGGACACGGGCGACCTTCCGGAGTCCATTCTTCAGCTCCCGCTGGATACGCAGAACGGTCCGAGCAAAGCGGACGTCCTCACTGGACAGGACCGCCCGAGCTACGCCGGATTCCTGCCCGAGGTACGCCTTTGGCACCTTGATGGCCGAAAACAGCTTGTCTCGGAAGTACTCGATGTCGTCCATCGCCTGCCACTGCGGAGCGCCGAGGGTCTCGATGCGAGTGGAGTCCACCCCCTTCCGGGTGGGCACGAAGAAGTCCTCGTCCTGCGACAGAGCGTCGAACTTCAGATTCAGCTTGCCGGTGCCCGGGTCCACGAACCGCTTCTTCCGGAAGTTCTGGCGGACCCGGTTCACGAACGCGAGGGCCTCTTGGGGAGGAAGGTCGCCGACGTCGACATAGAAGGCGAACCGCTCAGGGGCCCGCTGGAGGCGGTACACGAGGGCCGCGTCTTCCAGCAGCATGAGACGCTTCCAGATCCACCGGGCGGCTTCCAAGGCACTGTGGCCGTAGACCGACCGGCGTTCCTTCCCGCGCAGGCGGAAATGGACCACCTCCCAGCTCTCAAACGCAGCCACTGGCTGACTCGTGGGGTCCGGGCTCACCGACATGTCGAACTTCGCAGACAGAGACCGCTGGAAGTCGTTGTTGGTGAAGTCGAAGCGCCCCTTGAAGTCCTGCATGAAGCCGATCAGGTCACCCTTCGGCGTCTCAAGGCGTCGGACCGTCGGCGGAGGCAAGTAGTTGATGCCTCGCACGCCGTCAGCATTGACGAGAAGCTCCTCGTAGTCGTTCCCGTATTTGCAGAGGGTGCGTGCAATTTCCCAGATCTCTTCGTCCATGCGAAGTGTTCGATTGAACAAGTCATCGAGGTTGTTCTGAAGCGTTTTGTCGGACGACGTGATCCAGATGGTCCGGTGCAGCACGGAGTCAGGTTGGGTCGCATCGTCCGCGAGGATGTCGAGGGCAGTGGCGATCTCGCCGTAGTCGTCCATCTCCTCGTAGTCCGCGAACCGAAGCAAGAGGTCAGTGTCGAGGCGAAGATAGTCGGTGAGGGCGTCGTAGCCCACGCCCGACATCAGGTCGATGGCTGTGGCGTCGCCACCGCCCAACTCGCCCGTCGCACCCTTCGCGAGCTGAGTGTTCGCGTGGTCCTTGTCGCGGCTGAACGCTGCGGAAATTCGCTTGGCGACGTTGTCGGCGAATCCCATCAGCCCCTGCCTTTCATCGTCGCTCGAAACGCACTGGAAAACTCAGAGGGCTGTCTCTTCAGAGCGGCTGCAACCCGGTCGGCAATCGTCCCTGAAAGAGAGTCAATACGCCAGAAGTCAGCGGGACGCATCCCTTGCTGTTCCAAGGACTCGCAGTAGGCGTCAGCCAGCACGATGGCGAGGTCCGTGAGCACCTGTTCAACGGGGAAAGATGCCGCCGTATAGACCGCCTGCTCGTTTTGAGCCTTCGTCGGGCGGATCAGAATAAGACCTTCGTCGCCACTTCCGAGGCGTTCTGCGAGGGTCAAAGATTCAAGCTCCTTGCGGAGGAGGTCGACCTTGGTGCTCATCAGCGACCTCCACCCATATTGCTGCCTCTGAAGAAGGGCAGCGGTTCCCAGCGTTCGGTGCCTGTGCCTGCGGGTCCGCCACCAACCTGTCCTTGGTACTGGTCCGTCATCCAAGAGTCTCCCCCTGTAGCGGATTGGCGAAGAATCGGAAGCGGGGTCGTGAGCTGCTGCTGCCCCAGCGTCCACAGCACACCAGCGAGGGCGTCCGCGCAGTCCTTGGAACCCCGGACCGGGTGATCGATCTTTCGACGCCGGTAGTCTCGCTGCAGCTGCCGAAGCTCGGTCTGGAGGGTGGCGTGCTCGTACATGAACACCCGGTCCTCGTAGAACGCTGTTTTGAGGGCCTCGTAGGGTTCAGTGCTGGTGTCGACTGAGACGATCTTCGCGTTGAACCCCTTCTGGTTCAGCTGCTGTACCATGTCCGTCGACTGGTAGGAGTCCGTCGTGACGGACGTGATGGTGTAGCCGTGTTGCGCCAACTCGTAGATGAGGCGGCGCACGTCGCCAAGGACGATCTCGTCCCCCGGCGGCGGGGTGACTCGGAGCATCAGGTCGACCACGAACACAGGGGCCCGCTCCAGGTGCTGCTCCCCGTTCGGTCCCCGCCGGACCACGTCTCGAAAACTACCAACGTGCGCCATGCAGAAACCCAGCGCGTCGTGCCGTAGCCCAATGTCGATGTGGATGTGGCGCATCGCGTTGGGGCTGATGATGGGGCGCATCACCTCGGTCTGGCCGCGCATCGAGGGGTCAGGGGTGAGCCGCACCGCCTTCTCCCACACGAACTGACCACCCTTCGCGGGGTCGTACTCTGGCTTCGAGAAGAAGTGTCGGTTGGCGCCGTAGGTTTTCTTGTCCTGCTCGACGGCGTCCACCAGCTTTTCACGTCTTTGTATAAATGGACTGACGCTTACAACGCTACACCCAGCTATATCTTTGATGCTGCCCTCAAGGTCGCGCTCGAAGTCGAGCTTGAAGTCCTCGGGGACGCTGATGATGAGGGTGCCATCAGGCAGCGACGAACGAATGCGGTCGCCCTCTCCCGGGTCGAGGATTTTCGACGGGACCGTCTCGTTTCCGACGAGTACCTGAAACTTGTCGACGGAGTAGTAGTCCTCGGGCTTGATCTCCCAGAGGGCGTAGTCGCGCACGAACAGGGTGGGGTCTTGGACGGCCTCCTTCAAACGGCGGCTGACGAAGTCCTCAGTGGTCGTCTTCGACGACGCGATGAAAAGGATGCCGGGGAGCTTTCCGGCCTTCTCGAAGCGGGACTTCATACGTCGCTTGAGTGAGGAGTAGATGAGGTCGGCGTGGTCAACGACGCCTGCCGCCGCACTGTACTTCCCGCGTTTCGGCAAGAAGTTGCCTTCGTCCATGAACGCGCTGATGACGTTGAGACCGAGGGCCGAGGTGTCGGTCGTCGCGCGAGGTGCCACCCACACATTGTGCGGGAACCGCAGCTCCTTCTTCGTCGCCGAGAAGGGGAAATTCTGCATGAAGTACGGCGAGGCCGTGATCTTCGTCTTGATGTTCTCGAACACGACCTTGGTTGCCAGTTCCTCGTTCACCGAGAAGCAGGCGAGCGTGATGTTCGTGTCTTTGGCAAGGCCGAACGTCTTGTGAGGGTCTTTCAGACACGAGATTTCGTAGAGCACCCGGGCAATACCGATCGTGCAGACGAACGTCTTTCCGATGCCGATGGCCCCAGTGATGATGCACTCGTTGTAGCCGCCCGAGAACAGGTCCACGAGGTCGTCGAGGAACTTCGGGTAGAGGGAGTCGCAGGTGTTGCCGAGGAACTGCGGGTCTTTGATGAAGGTCCGCATGTCAACCGGAGGGGACTTGTACTCAGCAGCAGACAAAGCCGCGAGCAGGTTGGGTTGCACCGGCGCGAACTGCGTCGCCGCTGACCCGGTCAGAGGCTGATGGTGGAAGTCCTGCAGAATAATTCGCAGGGCCTCGCGCTCCTCTGGGGTGAGCGTCGACATCTCCTTCTTCAGCGACTCGTCCAGCTCCGAGGCTGTACGGACGCTGATGGTGCGGCCTTCACGGGTTACGAGCATCGTTCAGTCCTTCGACGTGTCTGGCATGTCGATGAGATCACCTGCGGTGGCGTTGGACAGGTCGTCCATCTCCCCCGCAAATTCAGGGTTGCGGTCAGATCGTTCCGCGATGGAGAGCAGCCGCTCGGCGATGGCGAGCACCTTGCGACGGGACTCGGAGCTGTCGAGCACCTTGACCACGCCGGGGTTGTCGGCGTAGCGGGTGGCGACGTCAGCCATGAGGGTCGCGTCGACGCTCACGGTCCCTAGTTTTCGGTCGTTGATGCCGAGGTCCATCTTCAGTTGGGCAGCAGACGCAAGAATCTCCCGAGCGGTCCGGATTTCTTGCGTCATCGACGGCAGCAGCTTCTTGATGTTCTGTTCGGTCTTGAAGTCGATGGCGACGCGATCCATCTGGATCTTGTAGAGGCGATGCATCTCGTCCAGCTCGTTGAGCCC